ATAGTTACCTCTGGTTCTGCCAAGAGGGTTGACCCGCTCGCTGCTCTAAAAGCACGCCAAGGGAAAATAGTTTCTGCTTCCACACAAGCTAAATATGATAGATTTGGTGCCAAGAAACAAACTCTCAAGATGAACAACGCTAGGAGCAGGAAGTTTGAAGCTCAATCCGGGAAGGACTTTATTAATTATTTCATGACTGACGTCGACTATGTAGTACCCGCCTATGTCGTGGATTACCTGGCTGATGATAGTAATGATGTTAAGTACCCCTATTTTGAGTTTAGGGCTTTTAAACAATGGGCAACTGTTGCTTCTGAAGAATGCGATGATAATAATATAGGCGAATGGATTTACCATGCTTGTAGGTGGTTTAGGTATAAATTCTCATATCAGCACACCGATAAAAATCCTCCTATGCTTTTTAAGATAATGATCCATTACCTCCTCAAGATATATACTTTTTCAGAAGTTTTTCCCGTCGATTTTATACGCGATATATGTAGTGGTAAAAATCTTCATAGTAGATCCAAGAAAGAAATTCGCTCCTCCGCTTTCTTATGGTGCGTTAGTTTAAGAACGCGCATTAGCCGTGATATTCTACAAGAGATTTACTTTGGTACCCAGGTAACCAAGAAAGTTGACGAGAAAGTTCTCGAAGAGAATATGACCTATCTGGTTAAATACGAACATGAGATAACCGGCGAGGACACCGACGTTATTGCTAGGCGTATAGCAGGTAAGTTTGTTGAAACGAGTTCTTTCGCTCAACAAATTATTGCTGGACTTAAACTAGCTCTTACATTCGCTGCGGCTAGCGTGTTTGCCACCTTTATTTCTCTAGGGGTCATGTCTCTTTTATGTTGGATAGCTTCCAAAGTTTCGCCTGCACGTGCTCCTGAAGACTTTCCTTTGACTACCGAGGAGCTTGAAGATTTTACTAGACTGGCTAATAAAATGGCTCAGGCTGGTTATATGACCCATGTTGTTAAATCGCAGACCGCCTCCCCGACTAAGGATGATAAGGTCAAGCTCAAAAACGTCGCAGCCAAGTTAGCTGATAAAGGTACTGCTACTTTGGCAATGCCCCACATATCTCCCCAAGGAGGTCTATTGGATGCGGCTATTGGGAAAATCATTTCCAACATGTATTGTGTACTGAGCAAACATGGTTATCAGAT